AAGCCGCTTTACACGGAAGTTGCCACCGTCACGCCGTCCACCACGGAATCGGAGACGTATGCCTGGCTGGGCGATATCCCGAGTATGCGGCAGTGGATCGGCGAGCGCGAGGTGCAGAACATTTCCGCGAACAGCTACACGATAAAAAACGAGTCTTTTGAATCGACCTTTGGCATTAACCGTGAGAAATTCGAGGATGACGGACTGGGTGTCTATAGCTCGACGATTCAGGAATATGCACGAAATGCCGTGACATTTATTGACGAGCTTGTTTTCGGCCTTTTGAAAAAGGGATTTACGACCCTCTGCTTTGACGGCAAGCCTTTCTTTTCCGATTCGCACGAAATCTGGAACAAAAAGGTATCCAATATGAGCCATGCAAAGCTGTCTCTTGAAGCCTATGTTGCGGCCCGTGCTTCAATGATGAGCCTGACCAACAGCAAGGGCAGAGCGCTTGCGCTTGTGCCGGACAAGCTGGTCGTTCCGCCCGCGCTGGAAAAGGAGGCCCGTGACATTTTGATTGCCGACTTCATCAACGGTACAAAGAACACCATGCAGGGCACGGCAAAACCGCTGGTCGTCCCACAGCTGGCCGGGAGTGATTCTTCATGGTTCCTGATGTGCACTTCCCGTCCGATTAAGCCGCTCATTTATCAGGAACGCAAAAAGCCAAAATTTGTTTCCAAAACGCAGGAAACGGACGATAACGTATTCTTTGGCAGGCAGTTTGTTTATGGAGTGGATGCTCGCGGCAATGCCGGTTACGGCTTCTGGCAGATGGCTTACGGCAGCGACGGGACGGCCGACAGCTGACCGGTAAAGTATTCCTTATGCTCCTGCGTCATCTGATAATAGGGCTTATCAAAATACGCGTACGTTGCCAGAAAGATTATAATATCGCGAGGGTCGCCGGGGTTAGACACCTGCTTTCCGAAGTATTTCTCCGTCCATCCTTCCAGCATGATTCTGTTTGAACAGCGCTTAGCCCAGCGCCTGACCTCGGAGTCAACAGAACTTGGCTTTATCTTATAATACATGCGTTCTGAAACACTGCGGCAGACCTCGCACATCTTGATGTCTTCCATTGCGATATGCTGCCTGAACATGCGCTCTGCAATCTCATCAAGCGCATACGCCAGCGGAAGAACACAGCCCTTGGGTGCTCCCAGAATGTCGAAAATGAGGGAAATGGAATTCATAAAAATCACCTTTCTTTAATGAAGATGATTCTATGATAATACATTCCCGGCTGTTCTCTGCATTCTCAGGCACAAGTGTACATAATATCCATTTTTTAGGAGGTCTTTTGCATGAGCTACAGCACACGGTCGGAAGTCCGCGCAATGCTGAAAGATGACACATTAAATACAATTTTTGGCGATGCTTTCCATGAAGATGCTTCGGAACGTGAAGAATTGGTCGGGCCTGTTATTGATGAGGCAATCGCGGATGCGGACGGCGAAATCGACGGCTATCTTGCCAAACGGTACCGCGTGCCGCTTTCCCCTGTCCCGAAGGTGATTAACAAATACTCGAAAGATATCGCGGTTTACAACCTGTTTTCGCGATTGGGAATCAGTGAAGACAGCGAGCAAAAAATCTATTTAACGCGACACGATGCGGCAATTAAGTTTCTGACATTGGTCGCTGATGGTAAAGTTGCAATCGGTGCGGAGGCCGAAGATCCGGCGGGTGCAGCGGCGACCGGCTTCACCGTAAAATCAAGCCCGCGCCTGTTCAGCAGGGCGAGCATGAAGGGGCTGTAAAAATGTACAGCATCCGTCTGGAAGGCGATACGCAGGCCGCGCTTCGCAGGATTCGCAGCCTGTCGGAAATCGACCGGCGCGGCATCAATGCGGCGCTCGGACAGGCCGTCCGGGAATCCACGCTGGAACGCTTCCAGCAGAGCAAAGGCCCGGACGGCAGGCGCTGGAAAATGTCCATTCGTGCAGCACAGGTCGGTGGCAAAACGTTAGTCGATACCGCGCAGCTCAGAAACTCCATCCGCGTTTACTCGGACGACAGAGGTTTCGCAGTCGGTACGAATGTGAAACACGCTGCCACGCACCAATTTGGCGAGCCGGGACGCACAATCCGTGCCCGCCGTGCAAGGGCGCTTCGCTTTCAGGTAAACGGGCAGTGGGTTACGAAAAAGCAGGTGCGCATTAAAATTCCGGCACGTCCATATCTGGGTTTATCGGAGGACGATATGCAGGAAATAAAGGCAACTGTTGAGGACTTTATCGAAAGCGGAGACTAAGCTATGCTATATGCTGCGTGCAAACAATATCTGATAGATAAACTGAAAGAGGCTGGTATCAAAACCCGTCCTTACACCACAAGGAAGTCACTCGAAAAATGTATGGAATCTCATGTCGGCGCGGTGATATTTGAACGCGAAACAAACGTCAGAAACGGCTCCAAAAAACGATTTACAGACCAACAGGGAGCGCAGCACAAACGGCGGAAAATTCTCGACCGGGATATCACATTCAGCGTCATTATCGGCGAGTATACCGATGATGCAGCGGAAACCATTTTTGAGCGGTTCCTGTCTATTTTAGATGCTGGACTTTACGTGGACGGAAACTTCGTAAGCATTGATTTTGAAGGCTCCGAGTGGGTTGATGAAGAGGATTCTATTCTGAAAGCAAAGGTCGCTGTTCAGACGGTAATCACTTTCCATGGCGGCCTGTATCGTGACACAGACTTTGCACCGCTGCGGCATATTGAAGTCAGGAAAATTGAGAAGAATACGAGAAAGGAGCCTGCAAATGGCTAACAAAATGAACAAGTCGGATGCTGCACCCGATATACAGCAGACCGATTCGCCGCCCCTGGAATTGCTTCCTATAGAACAGCACCGGGAACGGCTGAACATTAAAATACCGGTATTTATCGGAGTATGCGCCTTGAATGGCTGGAAGCCCGGCAGGGTCATGAGTGAGGCGAAGTTCCACCGTTCGGTCGAAGCGTTCACAGGTGCACCAATGAGCGGAAAGGCGGTGAAATAGTATGCTGAGAGATGTCAATACGCATGTTTCGGACGGTTTAATGGGCTTTGCAACTGCAACCGGCGACGGCGTACATATCAAAATCGGCGCGTCTCCCATCGAAGCTGGAGCGCCCATCCTGATTACCGGCGATATGGACGCTGACAAAATCAGGGCCCGGCTTGGGCTGTCCCCGCTGTCCGACGCGGCAATGGACGCCGTACTGGGCGGTGCGGCGAAATTTTACTGCATCCCGGTTGCCGCTGCAACAGCTGGCACGGTGGGCGAGGTTTCCAAAACAGGCAAAGGAGGCGGCACGCTGACCGTTACCGGCTCGCCAAACAACGCCTTTTCAGTAATTGTAAAAATTACTGCCTCCGGCGAACTGAACACGGCGGCATTTACTGTTTCGATTGACGGCGGATATCGTTTTTCGGATGAAACCACGATTCCTTTAACCGGAGATTATGAACTTACCGGCACAGGATTAACGCTTCATTTTGCGGAAAAAACCGATGAGGTTTATTTGAATTCTTTCGCTGTGGATGATGTATATTCATTCACAACAACTGCGCCGACTATGACAAACGGTGACGTTCTGGCAGCGGCTGATCAGCTCAGGCAGTTTAATCAGGAATTCGAGTTTATCCATGTTGTGGGAGAAAGCGGTCTGCCGCTTTGGCTGGCATTAAGTGAAGCGCAAAAGGAACTTATGACAGTATATCACAAGCCTGCCTTTGTTCTTTTGGAAGCTGCATTTCCGACCGAAGACAGTGACGGCAGCGGCGGTATTTATGATTGGGCTGCGCAAATGGAAGCCGACCGAAAAAAGATTGCAAATACCGACATTCAGGTATGCGCTACATGGGGCCGTATTGTCCGGATGGATGGACGAACGCAGGCTGCCAATCTTGCCGGGCTGGTTTCGGGGAGATATGCGAAAGCGCCGGTTCAGGAATCTATCGGCAAAACACGGCCTGATGCAGGCTATGGATTCTCAGGAGCGCGGCTGCCTGAGCTGCTTCCGACAGGCTATAACAATTCAGTAATTGAACTGTTGGATGTTGCCGGATATCTGACCTTCCGCGAGTATGACGGATTGAGTGATATTTACGTTTATCATACGAAAATGCTTTGCCCGGACGGCAGCGATTATCGGTATGCGGAGGACGTGCGCGTCCGAAATAAGATTATTCGCGAAGTACGGAAAAAGGGACTTATCCTTAAGAATGACGATATTGACCTTGAAGATATTCAGGGCGAGCTGGAAGCCCGTGCAAAGTTCGTAAGCATCCCGCTTGACCGCATGGTTCAGCAAAAGGAAATCAGCTCTTATGAAACCAAGGTATTACCCGGACACGAAGAAACTTTCCTGAATGATGAAACCTTGCGTCTGAAAATCCGTTACTTATCGCGCGGTTATATCCGTGAGGTCGATATTGACATTGGACGTGCACCGATTACTTAACGAAGCGAGGATGGACTCATGTCACTGATTGTAAATGGTAAGGCCTATGACTGGGGAGACGTCGATGTTAAAATCCCCGGAATGCCCTTTGAACCGCAGGAAATCAGCTACGATGACGAACTGGAAAAGGAAGAGGTTTATGGCTACGGTCACAGGCCGCGCGGTTACGGTCGCGGCAACTATAAATCCTCCGGCAAAATCAGTATGCTGCGGGACGATTATCAGGCACTGCTGCAATATTGCAGGGCAAACGGCATTAAATTTTACGCTTTGGAAATCCCTTCCATGGTGGTATCTTATGCCAATAACGGAGCGGCTATCGTGCAGGATGAGCTGAAAAAGGTTCATTTTACAAAGCGTTCCCATA